AAGGAAGCGAATATCAAGCAGGAATTCAATATAGTGGATGATTTAAAGAGCCTTGAGCTTTCGTTCGGAATCGTCAAAACAAAGGACTTCCGGAAAAAGCTGAAGGCTCTTATCCGGAAATACGAAGAAAACGAGCTGACACAGGTTCGCGAGGCTCTGATGGAGAAATGCCGCAAGGGTGATATTCAGGCAATTCGCCTATATGCGGAATTCTTCAAGCCCGATACGGTAAAGGAAGCAGATGACGGCTTGCTTGAGGCGCTTGCAGCTGCCGGAAAGGAGGCGTTTGCCGATGAAATTTAAACCGTTTTCACAAAAGCAGAAAAAGGTACTCGGTTGGTGGTACACCGACGGTATCAAGGATACATATGACGCGATTATCGCTGACGGCTCTGTCCGTTCGGGCAAAACCGTCAGCATGAGCATTTCTTTCCTCATATGGGCAATGTCCTGTTTCTGCGACTGCAACTTTGCTATTTGCGGCAAAACCGTCGGTTCCTGCCGCCGCAACGTTATCAAGCCGCTGATTAGCATGATGCGGATGCGCTTTCAGATAGTAGACAAGCGTTCCGAAAACCTTCTTGTGGTTACGCACAAGGGCAGCTCGAACACCTTCTACATTTTCGGCGGCAAGGACGAAAGCTCGCAGGACTTAATCCAGGGCGTTACGCTCGCGGGCATACTCTTTGACGAGGTCGCTCTGATGCCGCGCTCCTTTGTGGAACAGGGTTTGGCGCGCTGCTCTGTGGACGGCGCCCGTTACTGGTTCAACTGCAACCCCGATAATCCTAATCATTGGTTCTACAAGGAATGGATTCAGAATGCTGAGGAAAAGCGTGCTCTGCGTTTGAAATTCCTGATGGACGATAACCTTTCTCTCTCCGAAAGAGTGAAGCAGCGGTACTATTCCCTGTACAAGGGAACCTTTTACCGCCGCTTTATCCGCGGCGAGTGGGTTATTGCGGAAGGCTTGGTATATCAGCATTACAATGACCACATTTCTGATTACCTTTGGCGCGGCGACGCTGAGAAGCTGCGCGGTCGCTGGTATATCTCCGTCGACTACGGTACGGTCAATCCGTGCAGCATGGGCTTATGGTGCGTTACGCCGCGTGAAGCCATCCGTGTAAAGGAATCCTACTTTAACAGCCGCGAGGAGGGCTATCAGAAAACCGACGAGGAGCACTACAAGGATTTGGAAAAGCTTGCCGCTGACCATTATATTGAGGAGATTATCGTTGACCCGTCTGCAGCGTCCTTCAAGGAAACAATCTGGCGTCACAACCGCTTTCAGGTCAGAAACGCTGTCAACGACGTAATAAACGGAATCAGAACCACAAGCGGCATGCTCTCCTGCGGACTGGCGAAAATCAGCGCGTCATGCGCTGCCGCTCAACAGGAATTTGGTATGTACCGCTGGGATGAACAATCATCCGACGACAGGGTTATCAAGGAAAACGACCATGCTATGGACGATATCCGTTATTTCTGCCACACTGTTCTCAGCGATATTTATCAATTCGAGTCCTTTGTGAGAGGAGACGGAGAATATGAGTAAACCGAGATTCAGCGTTTTCGGATGGCTGCGTGAGATCGTCAGCCGATTTTTCAAAGGCGATGCAGCGGATTATACCTACAGCTCTATGGCAAACGCGATGGAAAAGTGGCTCCGCATGTACTACGATGAACCGTTGTGGTTAAAAAAGACAAACGGACACTCTCTGAATCTGCCTGCTTCCATTGCCGCTGAATTTGCTCGCCTTGTAATGGTGGAGTTCGACGTGGAGATCTCAGGTTCACCGAAAGCCGATTTTCTCAACGAGCAGTTCAAGCGGGTTGCGGCAAATCTTCAAACCAATCTGGAAAAAGGCTGCTCCGTCGGCGGCATTGTTTTCAAGCCATATGTCAGCGGCGGCATCATTCTGACTGACTGCGTTATCCAGGATGAATTTATTCCCATTGAATTTTTCGATGATATCTGTGTCGGCGCCGTTTTCGTGAACAAGATCACGAAAGGTGACCGCTACTACTGGCAGCTCGAAAAGCAGCGGTATGATTTCGCGGCGAAAACGCACAGCAGCCAGAGCAAATTCTTTGTTTCCGTTGCACCCGACAGGCTCGGCAAGGAGATTGAGGCTTCGGAATATCCGATTCCCGTTCTAAAAGAGTTCACCATTTTTAACTGTGATATGCCGCTGTTTGCATTCTGGCGTGTTCCGTTAGCGAATACGGTCGAAAAGGACAGTCCGCTGGGAATCTCTGTTTTTGCCCGGGCTGCCAGAAATATCAAGGAAGCCGACAAGCAGTGGGACAGATTTCTGTGGGAATTCGAGGGCGGTGAGCTGGCAATTGACGCCAGTGAATTTGCGCTTCGTCAGGCTCCTGTTCAGGACAGCGAAGGCAACTTGGTCAAACAGGAAATGCCTAAAACGAAGGACAGACTCTTCCGCAGGCTTAACGCCCGCAAGCAGGACAATTCCGCGTTCTATCAGGTCTTTGCACCTGCCTTGCGTGACAGTTCCTATGGGAACGGTTTGAATCGTATTCTTCGCGCTATCGAATGGATTGTCGGTCTTGCCTATGGCAGTCTGTCTGATCCGCAAGATGTTGACAAGACCGCCGAGGAGGTCAAGGCAAGCAAACAGCGCAGCTACACCTTTGTAAGTAATATGCAAAAGAGTCTGCAAACAGCGTTGGAACAATACATTTACGCTATTGATAAATACGCATCCGTCTGCAACCTCGCGCCTCCGGGAAAATACCATATCAAATGGAACTGGGGCGACGGAGTCCTTGAGGATTCCGACAAGGAAACGCAGGTTAAGCTGCAGGAGGTTAATAACAATATCATTACAAAAGAAGCCTATCTAATGTGGCGGTACAGCGTCTCTGAAACCGAAGCGGCGAAAATGATACCCAAGGACACGGAATACAAACCGTTTTTTGAGTAAGGCGGTGTGAGATATGCTGACGCCTGAACAGCTCGCCCATTGCACGGACGATATTGTCGAGCTGTATTCAAAGCTCAACGAGGAAATTGTCAGAGACATCGCCCGCCGTGTCGCTAAAGCGAGCGACGTGACGCCGACAGGCAGATTGCAGATACTCGCCCTTCAGAATGTGGGGATGCTGACATCAGATATCTTGCAGACGGTTTCCCAATACAGCGGGATGTCGGAGCAGCTTCTTCATGATCTGTTTGAGGATGTGGGTATTATGTCAGTGGAATACGACATGGATATCTACACTGCAAACGGCTTAAAGCCTTTGCCGCTGAATATGTCTCCCGCTGCGATGCAGACCCTTGAGGCAGGCTACAAAAAGACAAGCGGCAATCTGAGGAACCTGACAGGAACCACCGCCGTTACTTCTCAGACTGACTTTATCAATGCCTGCACATTGGCTGAAATGAAGGTCGAAAGCGGCGCGTTTTCTCCGCAGCAGGCGATTGTAGACGCGGTGAAGCAGATTGCCAAGGACGGAGCGGTAGTGCGGTATCCGTCCGGACACAAAGATAAGATCGACGTAGCTGTCCGCCGCAATGTTATGACAGGAATCGGACAGACTACAGGAGAAATCTGTCTGGGTTACGCCAGGGAGCTTGGCTGCGATTTAATGGAAATCACCGCACACGCGGGAGCGAGACCCTCCCACTCACGATGGCAGGGGCAAATTGTCAGCCTGAGCGGCAAACCCGGTTATCTATCTTTAACGGATATCGGTTACGGCACAGGAGAAGGTTTCAAAGGCTATAACTGCCGGCACGACTGGTACCCGTACTTTGAGGGCAGCAAGCGGATGTATTCGGCAGAAGAACTCGCCAAACTGGAAGCAAAGGATATTAAGTATCCCGACGGCTCCATGCACACACTCTACGAGGCGGAGCAGTACCAGCGCGCCTGTGAACGGAAAATCCGAGAGAGCCGCCGTCAGCTGATCGCTCAGGAGGAGCTTTTGAAAAACAGCTCTGACGCTGGCACCAAGCAGCTTGCGCAGCATGAATTTGACAAATATACCATCAAGCTCAAAAATCAGGAACAGCAGTTATCCGCATTCTGTCAACATACCGGCTTGCGGGTCGACGGCTCCCGCGTTCAGACACACGGCTTCGGGAAAAGCCTTTCGCAAAGCGTTGTGCAGCGCAACAAGAAAATCGATGCGGTTTGTGAGCTGTACAAGGTTGACTTCGGTCACATGGACAAGCTGAAAATCTTTGAGCTTGACCAACGAGCCTTAACAGAAAAGCTAACGAATTTTCCCAGTAAATACAAGAATTCAGGTAATTTTGCTATCATGGAATATGGTAAGCAATATTATTACGCCCATTCCATGGCTAACGTAGCTGATGGGGTGGAAACAGGCGCTTTTTCAAAATATAAAGGCGATAAAACTCACCTTGCCAGAACAAGCAATAATGAATCCGAACGCTGCTTCAGAACCATTGACGTCAGACAGGATACAAGCGAAAAAATACCTAAAGATTATACAGGTGATATACGTACAAATACTTTTGAAGATACCGAAGCGAAAATGTTTGAAAGTCTTGAGAATCTGTGGTATAATAGTAAACACAAGACGATCAATATCTTGTCGGAACGCGGTATGTGTGACAGCTGCAAATGGGTTGCTGTTCAGTTTATGGAGAAACATCCCGAAGCCCGGGTGAATATTGTTTCGGGAAGAAGTGCAACCAAGATTTCATGGAAAGGAAGGAAACCGTATGCTTGACTATAGTTATTCTGAGTTGGAAGAAAGCGATATTACGCATGTTTTTGAAGGTCAAAATGCTCCGAAGTATCGGACAACTGATTTGGAAGCAACTTATTTCTACGCCGAATGCGAAGATGAACCTGATATGTTCATGAACCATCTAAAGGTTACGGTCTATGAGGTTCAGCATAATATCCTTACTGACCGTATGAAAGCAGACTTCATCCAATATGCGGAACGCTGGGACAAAGGTGAATTCCATCCTGATATCATACCCGGCGATATTCCGCTGATCCAAGCTGATATTGACTTTGTGAGGGCGGCGTTGAAAAAATAGCCTGTTTCGCTCGTATTCGCGTTTTCTGCTAAAGCGTAAACTTATATCAACTATTCGCCAAAATCAAAATTAAACGGTTTTAAAGGGTATTTAAAGGGGTGTTTGACGCACTCCTTTTCCTTTTGCCTTCAACTTCATATTATTTCGGTTATAAGCTCCCGTTTCGGGGGCTTTTAATATTGCCTGTTTTTACCGGGCACAGATTTTTAGCACAGGAGGTAATACACATGGAATTTCTTAAAGAGATTTTCGGCGGAGAACCGCTGACTTATGAGCAGCTTCAGGAAAAGCTGAAGGAACACCCCGAAATTGAGGTTGTCAACGCTGCCGGCGGCGCGTATGTTCCGAAGTCGGAGCTTGACGCAGTGAACACTCAGCTGACAGAAGCGAACACCAAGGCGAGGGAGGACGCTGAGAAGTACAAGGACTTCGAGGCTCAGCTTCAGGCGGCAAAGGACGAAGGTGCAAATGCTCTCAACGCTTACAAGCGTGATGTTGCAATCTCTCAGGCAATTTCAGCGGCAAATTCCGCCGATGAGGTTTCCGTAAAGGCAAATCTCAATCTTGAAGCCGTTACATTCGGCGAGGACGGCAAGCTGATCGGCTTGGAGGAACAGCTCACGGATCTTAAGACCGCGAAGCCATTCCTTTTTAAGGAACCTGAGAAGCTGCTCGACCTTGGTTCTTCAACCTCGGGCGTAAAGGGCGCCGGAGAAGTCAAAGGCTTGGAAGCGGCAGTCGCCGATTTCTACAGTGAAAATTAACAGGAGGTAATACACTATGGCATTAACATTAGCAGAAGTAAGCGTCGGTCTTTCCGACAAGGTTGCGCAGGGAGTCATTGATGAATTCAGACGCAGCTCACAGTTCATGGACTTGCTGACATTTGACAATACGGTTTCTCCGGGCACGGGCGGCAGCACCATGATTTACGGCTATCAGCAGCTTTCTACGCCGTCAGCGGCAACGGGCAGAGCCATCAACGAGGAATACACCGCCGACGAGGCGAAGCGCGAGAAAAAGACAGCGTACCTCAAAATCTTCGGCGGTTCGGCGGCGATTGACCGTGTGCTTAACAAGACTTCCCCGACTGAGGTATCCTTCCAGCTCAAGCAGAAGATCCTTGCTACCAAGAATCATTTCCAGTATACCTGCATCAACGGCAGCAAGACGGCAAACGCCAAAGACTTCGATGGTCTGAGTACGCTTCTGACAGGCAAGAGCACGGAATGCAACGTCGGCGCGAGCGCGGTGGTGCTCGATCTCTCTACAAGTGCCAATCTCGACAGCAACTACAAATCGGCAATCGATATGCTCAACGACTTTATTGCCACACTCAACGGCAAGCCGACCATGTTCCTCGGTAACAGCAAGATCATTTCCCGCCTTAAATCCATTGCGTTTCGCGCCGGTTACAATACGCGCAGCGAGGATAAGTTCGGTCAGTCGGTGCAGGGATACGACAATATCCTGTTCTATGACATGGGCAAGTATTACGATAAGACCAACAGCGTCACAAAGGACTGCGTCCCGATTTACAGCACCGGCTCCGGTAACAATACCGTGACAGGACTGACTGACCTCTACGCAGTGCAGTTTGGTCTGGATTCGTTCCACGGCGCATCACTTTCAGGCGGTAACATCATCGACACATACCTTCCCAACTTTAAGGATCCCGGCGCAGTAAAGAAGCTGGAGGTTGAGATGATTGCCGCTGTGGTTCTGAAGGATACTACCAAGTGCGGTGTTCTGCGTAACATTAAGGTGGAGTAAAATGTACGCTGATTACACCTTCTACACGGAATCCTTTGCGGGTACCAAGATATCCGCAGAGGAATTCCCCTCTTTGGCAGCCGAAGCGGAGCGGTTTCTTGATTATGTTACTCAGCACAGAATATCCGAACCAATTGACGTAGTAAAAAATGCCGTTTGTGCTGCTGCCGAAGCGCTGCTTGAGGTCAATCAACGATACGCGAACCTCCCCGGCGGCATCAAGTCAGAAAACACCGATGGTTATAGCGTGACATATACCGAAGCTGACGCGAGTGAGATCCGAAGTCAGCAGCAGGAAGCCATGCTGGAAGCGATTATGTTTGAACTCAGCGGTACCGATCTTCTCTATCAGGGGGTGAGATGATTGTTTACCAATCATACCACAGTTACCCTGTTTTGCAGTAAAAAGCTCGGTCGTGAAAAGGTCTGGACACGTCATGTGCTGCATAACGTCAACTTTCACGGTACCGATCAGCTGCTGAACGGAGATAAAGAAGTAAAGCGACGCGAGGAATATGTTATTCGTGTTCCTGCCGCTGAACTTGAACAATACGTCGATGCTTATTCATGGAAAGCGCTCGCAGCGGAGGAAATCCACGACTTCTTCACATTTGCCAAAGGCGATTATATCGTCAAAGGCATTGTGGAGGATGATGTATCAAGCTCCACCGAAATACTCAAATTTCACGAAGCCTATGAGATAACGGAAATCACCGAGAATCTCAGGGCTTCGTCCTATTCTCAGCATATAAAGCTGGTGGTTAAATGATTATTAAAGCGGTTTTTAATGCGTTTTCAACGGTACTAAAAGATCATGGTCTTAACAAAGGCGGAAAGGTTCAGAAAACTATTGACAGCGAGGTTCTGCGGCGTTCCGATCCTTATGTACCTATGGATACGGGCGCCTTGAAAAAAAGCGGTATCCTTGGCACAAAAATAGGCAGCGGCGAGGTTGTTTACAACGCAGTTTATGCGGATGAAAACTATTATCACAATGCCGGTAAAGGAAAGCAGGGAACCGCAAAGGGCGGTTTACGCGGCAAATTTTGGTTTGAACGCATGAAAGCTGACCATCTCGCGGATATTTTGAAAACCGCCAAGGATGCCGCAGGAGGAAAATAATGAAAGACACAACCGTTATTCGTTCACTGTTTCACTGGTTTCAGGACTGTGAGCTGCTGAGCACAGAAACGCCATTGAATGTTGATAAGCTTGAGGAAGAAGCGGGCAACTACTGTCTTGAGGTGGTTCCGTGCAATCCCGTTATCAGCAGATATCCTGACGGCGGTTCCAAGAATCAGTATATTTTTAATTTCGCAAGCCGTGAATACTATAGCTCCGATGAAGTGAACAACATGAAAAACCTCGAATTCTATGAAGATTTGCAGGAATGGATGGCGGAGCAGAACATAAACGATAGACTGCCGGAACTTCCGGACGGCTGTACGGCACAGTCTATTGAGGTTCAAACAAGCGGCTATGTTATGGACAACGACACGAAAACCGCACGGTATCAGATACAGTGCAGATTAAAGTACATTAAGGAGGCAAAAGCACATGAGTAAAATCAGACAGAGACCGACAGAGGCAGACTATATCAATACAGCTCCGAACGAAGAAAACCCCGTCTTTGCCCTCATGGGCACGGGCTTTACCTCGCTGGATGAAAATCCTGCCGCTCAGACGAGGAGCCGCAAGTACATTAACCAGACTTCAAGCTCGACCAGCATCAGCGGTTACGCGTGGACGTCAGCGTTTGCTGCCGATCAGATTCCCGAGCAGGCAGCTATCAGTTATATCAAAAGCATTTCCGACAACGAGCAGACAGGTGAGGATGCGGAAACAGACTATGTCAAGGTTGATCTTGACCAGGCGATCAGCAATGAGGAAAACACTTACCACGCCAGAAAGAGGCGCGTTGCGGTTGAGGTTGCTTCAAACCCGAACAACGACGGCGAGCTTGGAATCTCAGGTAATCTCCTCGCCGTAAGCGACTGGGAAGAAGGCAAGTTCAACACCCAAAGCAAGACATTTACCAAGACAGGAGCGGCATCATGATAATCAACAGCGTTCACATTTCGGATCCCGATGTTTCTGATGTTCTGTTCATGGAAAACTTTGAGCGCGAACAGGATATTGTAAAGAACAAGGTCAACAGCTCAGACGGCAAAAGCCGTGCGCAGATCATGCGTGAACAGTGTATCGCTGTTTTCAATTTCTTCGACAATGTGTTCGGAGAAGGAACTGCAAAGAAGGTTTTCGGCGAAAAAGTAAATTTGGTTGTTTGCGTGGACGCCTACGGTCAGGCGCTGACAGAGGTCAACCGCTTGGATGCGGAGGCTGGAAAGCGGCTCAAGGCAAAGTATACCGCAAAGTACGGCGCAAGCAAAGGCAAAAAGAAGTCAAAAAAGAAGTCTCCGAAAAAGAGATACAATACCTTTAAGCCGAAGCTTGCCGCTCCTAAGCAGTAATGAGTATGCTGACAGATTCCCTTCCCGAAGCTATTACGGTCGCGGGAAGGGAATACGAAATAAACACCGATTACAGCACATGGATTCGCTACGAGCAGCTTCTGACCTCAGACAGCGAGTTGTCTGACGGGGAGCTTTTTGAAAAAATCCTTTGCTTGGTTTTTCCGGAGCGGCGACCGCCAGACGAGCTGGGAGCGGAAACGGCAGAGCAAATCATGTGGTTTTACCGCTGCGGCAAGGAGGAAAAGAAAACTTCAAGCGGCAGCGGTGAGGATATTTTTTCTTACGATTATGACGACGGCTACATTACTGCCGCCTTCAAGCAGCAGTACGGTGTTAATCTCAACCACGAAAAACTACATTGGTGGGAGTTCCGTTCCTATATGCTCGCATTGTCAGAGGATACGGAGTTTGTCAAAATCATGGGTATTCGCGCCATGAGAATCGACCCGAAGTTGCCCGCGGCGACGAGAAACTATTATCAGCGCATGAAACAGCTTCACAAGCTGCCTGTTGCCCAAGAGGTCGAAGAGCACACCCGCCGCTTGGAGGAAGCTCTGATAAACGGAGAGCCTATTGACGATCTGATATGATGAATGTATAATATATACAAATCATATTACAGAGGTGGTCAATTTGAAAAAGGCGGTTTTGGCAGTGCTTGCCGCAACAATGATGTTCGGCGCTGTTATGTGCGGTTGTTCGGGTAATGGTGGAGCAGGAGCGGCTGGAATTAGTTTTGAAGAATTCAAGAAGATTTCGACGGGAATGACTCAAAAAAAGGTTGAAGATATTATCGGGGGTAAAGGTACAAAGATATCTGAAACGAAGAATGATACTGATAAGTATATTGAGTATATTACTGTTTACAAATATCCGGGTGAAACGACAGGATATGCCGAAATTGAATATAGCCTTAAATCTCCCAAGGATATAATGACCAAGTTTCCCGAAAACGAGGTTTCTTCGATAACTCAATACGATTTATCTTAGGCTGATAAAATGGAAGACAAATTAAAAGTAAAATGTCCGTTCTGCGGTTATGAAATGCCCATATACTTCGATAAGGAATCGAAGTGTAGGGGCGTTTTTGTTTTCTGCAAAGGACGGAAATGCAAAAAGAAATTTGAAATCATAATCAATGAGAATAAGGTCAGGTAGAGCCATTATGTGCCGATGACCTCACACAAAGGCGGTGAGAGAATTGGCATATGACGGCTCTATTAAAATTGACACAAAAATAGACAATACAGGGTTTGAGAGCGGCTTCGATAAAATGAAGTCAATAGCGGAACGGGGTGTTTCAGCTATTACAACTTCATTGGCAGCAATCTCCGGCGGCATTATTGCCGGAGGAACAGCAGCGGCAGAGGTCGGTTCATCCTTTGAATCGGGAATGTCCAAGGTTTCCGCAATCAGCGGAGCGACAGGAGAAGCGTTGCAAGCTCTGACGGACAAAGCGAAGGAGATGGGAGCCAAGACAAAATTCTCCGCGTCTGAATCCGCTCAGGCGTTGCAATACATGTCTATGGCAGGCTGGGACACGGAATCGATGCTCAACGGCATTGACGGTATTATGTCTCTTGCCGCTGCTGACGGTCTTGACCTTGCTGCAACCTCAGATATTGTTACCGACGCTATCACGGCATTCGGGCTGAAAGCAGAGGACAGCTCTCATTTTGCCGATGTGCTTGCCAAAGCATCTTCATCGGCGAACACAGACGTGTCCATGCTTGGCGAAAGCTTTAAATATGTGGCTCCTCTCGCAGGCACAATGGGGTATTCTGCCGAGGATGTTTCTGTAGCGCTTGGACTGATGGCAAATGCCTCGGTCAAGGGCAGTATGGCGGGTACCTCGCTGAAAACAGCATTATCCAACCTTGCTTCACCGACTAAGGCTATGGCAGGCGTTATGGATGAATACGGAATTTCCATTGCTGATGCAGAAGGAAACTCCCTGCCGCTGATTGACGTTCTAAAGCAGCTTCGCGAGAAGTTTGGTGGCTTGTCGGAAACGGAACAGGCTGCAGCGGCAAGTACGCTGTTCGGAAAGGAAGCAATGTCGGGAATGCTTGCTATCATCAATGCTTCCGATTCTGATTTCACCAAGCTGACCGATAATATCTATAATGCCGATGGTGCGGCTCAGTCGATGGCAGACACCATGCAGGATAATCTGCAGGGACAGATAACCATACTCAAATCCTCGTTAGAGGGATTGGGCATTGAAATCTATGAGGGAATGTCTGAGCCGCTCAAAGGGGCTGCAATAGAAGCTCAGAATTATGTTAACCGCCTGACCGAAGCTTTTAAGGAAGGCGGTCTTTCCGGTCTGATTGAAGAAGCGGGAAATATTTTTGGAGAGCTTGCTGTCAGAGCAGCTGAGGAAGCTCCTAAGATGGTCGATGCGGCAATCGGATTTCTGCAATCCTTTATCAACGGAATAGCCAATAACTCCGATAAGTTGATAACAGCGGCAAAGAGTATCGTAAAATCACTGGTCAATGGACTGGTAAAACTGCTTCCTTCTGAGGTTCAAAAACCTGTCAAAGAAACAATCGGCATTATTCAGAAGTCATTTGAGTCCGGTGGTTTGAAGAAAGCAATTGAAGCCGTCCGCAATATTATCGTTAATCTCGGCAAAGCAGTTACCAATATTGCTAAAGCGGTGCTTCCTCCCATGGCGAAAGCGGTTGATCATCTCGCAGGAAGCTTTAAGACGCTGCTTCCGATTATTACTGCGGTTTACGCGGCATACAAGTCGTATCAGATTATCTCTGCACTGACCGCACTGTTCAAGGCACATACTGCAGCGGTTACAGCTGAAAGTCTTGCCGAAGCGGCATCACTGGGTACCATCACCATGAAGCAAATCGCTGTCGGTGCTCTGACAGGCGAAATTACTCTTGCTACAGCAGCACAGTATGCTTGGAATCTCGCCATGACAATGAACCCGATCGGCTTGGTTGTCGCAGCTGTTGCAGGATTGATTGCCGGTGTAGCGGCATTGGCAATGACTATGGGTGACGCTGCTGATTCCACTAAGCTCTTGGAAGAAGCGCAATCCCGTTTAGAAGAGACAAACGCAAAGCTCGGAGGCTCCTATGAAGATATAGGCAATAAGTTTTCGGATTTTATGAACGGCATTCAAAGCGCCGGCAGTATTTTTGATAATTTCAATGAAAACATATTGATTTCTGACGAGGAAAAGCAAGCCCTTTCCGAAAACATGGATTCCGTTCAAAGCGATATTTCGGAAATCTGCCGTCATGCTGCAGATGAACGCCGTGAGCTGACAGGCGGTGAAATACAGCGCTTGGATGAACTGTTTCAGAAAATGCATGAGCTTTCTGATCAGGAGCTTGCGCTTGAGGAGAAAAAGCAAGGTGTTGTTGTTTCACAAGCAGAAGCCCTGAATAGCGCAGCGGGAATCTCCCTAGATGAATATGAACAGAGAGCAAAAAAACTGGCGAATTCAGCGGAGGAAACGCGAACCACAGTAATTGACAAAGCATATGAACAATATACAGAAGAAGTTGCATTACTTGACCTTCGTCTGGAAACGGATGCAGATTATTCCAAGCGCGAGCATGATGCGGAAGTCCAAGCGGCTGAAGAAAGGTACAATGAAGCAGTAGCAGCGGCAAATAAGCAAGCTGGCGATACGCTTAATATTTTACAAAAAGGTTATTCTGACAGAGCTACTGCACTTCACAATGGTACCGAGACATTAAATAGGCTAAACCAGGAAGAAGCCGATGAGAATGCGCTTCATAAATCCAAACTGGAAAAAATACAATCCGATTTAAATGCTTCCCTTCGAGAAATCAAAGAAAAAGGACTTAGTGATGATCATGAAGCGAGGGAAAAACAAAAAGCCCGTCATAAAGCAGACGAAGAAATCATTGCCGAAAACACAAGAAATATCAATGCCCTGAACACCATACGCAATGAACAGCAGAAAACACTGGATGATGAAAATTATAAAAAACAAGTTGCAGCATGGAGTTCTTTGGAATCACTATATGAAACCTATACAGGTACTATAGGCGAAAAGTCCCAAAATATTGTTAATGCATATTTCGCTCCTATGAAAAATCTGGACGCAGACAGTAAGGAAGCGTATAAAAAGGCAATTAGCGGAGCTATTGACGGTTGCGAGGAGAAAAAAGATTCTCTGTTTAGCAAAGCAATGGAGCTTGCGAACGGTTTTATTGGCACTTTTAATCGCATTTTTGATATTCATTCCCCATCGCGTCGCTTTCGCAAAATGTTCCGTCAAAACTTTGAAGGTGCAGAGTTAGGTACCGACGATGAAAAAGGCAAGCTGTTCAGGCAGGCTGATAATGTTTCCGAAACCTATACCAAGCGCATGAAGGTGGGACTCGACAAGAGTGACTTTATTGAAAAAATGCGTGCCGGCATTGATCACGGAAGAGCGCTTGTAACTCAGACTCTGACTGCTAAGGTGCTTCACAATGTTGACGTTACATCGCAGGATTCTAACCGTAAGGTTGTCCTCAAGGGAGATATTCATAGCGTTCTCAACATTGACGGCAGAGAAACCGCCATAGCTCTTACTCCCTATGTTTCCGAAGAATTAGCCTATGAGGAGGTGTTTACATGACTGAAATGCTGATTAACAACAAGGATATCGCTACATTCAGTGCGCGGTTGATGTCTTTTAACGTATCGGGAACCGCTGTCACCAACAATACCTCGGCGGCAGGAAGCCTCCTGACGATACCGATTCTTTATGGCTGCACCGTAGCGCCCAGAACGGTTACTGTGTCGCTGGCATTTCATCCGAAAGGAATCAACGGCAGCAGCCGCAAACGGTCGATTTCTCACAGGCTCCACCGTGCAACAGAGAATATCGTCGCATTTGAATCGGAAATCGTGGGGAAACAATTTGAAATTCTTCTGCCCGACGGCTATTTGTATACCTGTTTGCATGCAAATTCCTCGGTCGGGGAGCTTGATGCATCGGGTATTATTGACATTACATACACCTTCCTCGGAATCAGACATTTACCCTTGGTTATCGAAGAATTACCTGCCAGCGGCAGAATCGACTGTTTATCAACCGCACAAACCGCCTTCAAGCTTGTGTTAACCTCCGAAACCGCTTTAGAAAGTCTGACAATTTGCGGAATAACCGTCACAAGCATCCCTGCGGATACCGAGCTGATAATCGACAGCGTCAACGGGTTGGTTACCTGCGGCGGCGCGAATAAATTCGCTGACACTGATTTGGTTGACTTTCCTTATCTGGTTCCCGGTGAGAACACAATATCCTGTTCAGCGGCAAGTGCGGCGGTTCGCGTAGAATATACGCCGATTTTTATATGATAAAGGGGTGTTAAATGTGCTTTTAAAGGTGTTTACAAACGTCGGTATTCTTGCCTATAAGGATATCGACAAATCCTTTTTCCGACGCCGCTGCGCAGGTGGAATGAAGTATCTCCAATTCGATATTTCGACCAGGCATCCGCTTTACAGCTATTTCCATCTTGAAGGTCAGGTAGAATACTTAGATGACCTGTATGTCATCAAAGGAATGAATTCACGTTCAAAAGCGAGAATCTGCACCGTTAACTGCGAGCTGGATCTGAACGGACTTGACAGCAAAAAGATAACACGGGAATTTACAACCGTGAGCTTCAGCGGTCTCTGCAGAGAAATCTTGGCGAACACAGGATGGAGAATCGTTGACGCCGATTTGATCGGCCGCAGGACTACGATAGAAGCCCAAGATAATACGCCGCGTGAAATTCTTGAACGATGCACAAACAAGACGGCGTTTGGTACCTGCTATTCTTTCGATAATAAAAACAAGGTTATTTACAGTATTAAGCCATACAACAATACAACACCGACAGGCACCTACTTCACAGACGAGATGAACCTTGACGATCTCAGCTCAAAAGGTTCATCTTCAGGACTGTTCACTAAACTCTACGCCTACGGCAAAGATGGTCTGACCATTGCGTCGGCAAACGGCGGATTAGAATATATTGAGAATTATTCTTACACGGACAGAGTAATCGTCAAAACGTGGCGTGATGAGCGGTACACAGATCCTTACGCTCTGCTTGATGATGCAAGAGTCAAGCTTGACGCGGGTGCGGTTCCTGAAATATCCTATCAGCTCAAGGTCATTGATTTAGCGAAAACAAAGCCTGAAATTTACGGAAATCACCTTGCCTATGATCTCTATGATATTGTCACTCTGATTGACCGTGACAGCAGGATTAGAAGCGATCTGAGAATCGTGGAGCTTTGCGAGTATCCCGCCGATCACACGCTCGATACTGTTGTTATTTCCAACGTCACAGGAAGAATATCGGGAAAAATCACTACGCTGGCAAACAGGCTCACGGAGCTGGATGCGCAGCAGCTGCACGATCGTACAAAAGTAAATGAAATCAAGCAGGATTTGGATACTACGGTGCTTCATGTCTCGGAAAGCTGGGCGAGTTCTGTCAATGAATCGCTCTTTACGCAGACGGCAGAAGGTTTGTTTCTCGAGGTCAATAAGGTTGTTGGTACTAACAGATGGAGCACATTGCTCCAGCAATCCGCTACAGATGTTAAAATCGCGTGGAACAACATCAGTAAGTATATTCAATTTGAATCCGGAGAGCTGTGTATTTACGATTCAGCAGTCCCTGCCACGCAGAAACTGCGCGCCAAGTTTAATGAAAGCGGAAATCATTTCTACAGGGATGATTATTACGTCGGAAAAATCGGTACCAACAATTGGGATCAATATATTCTATTATCATCAAAGCCCCCTGACTGGGAAACGGAATATAGAAGCTACTATAGAAAAAACAGGAACACATATGAAACCGTTACGGACAGTTCGGCGCCTACGTTTACCGCCAACACCTATTATCGAAAGGATATCTCTCATAAAGGTCTGGTGTTTGACCTTGATTACCAAGGAAAATACATGGCGTTTGCTCAAAAGCCCTCGGAGTCTGATTCAATATATACCACCATGCTTTGCTTCTCAAGGGCAAATTCAATTTATAGCAATTACGGAATGCATCTTGGATGCGATATGTACGGTCACAATAACACGCTTCATGATGTGTATCTGGACGGAATCAGCGTCAGGTACAATGGATCTAACAGATCAGGATATTCAGGGGAAATTACTTTTGTTACAGGTATTACCAGTCCGACTGTTTCGGCAAATGTAAATAATGTAACCCGCAATTCAGATGGCGCTATTACTGATTTCTCTATAAGTGTAAATGTTTCGGTCAATTATAGTTCCTCGAAGCTCAGGGTTTCCAATGGAATCGTGGTAGGATATTGGAATTAAAAAGGTGCTGTTATGATTATTAATCCTATTCAAAACAAGGAGCCGGGTCAAAAGGCTGTTAATACAGAGGAACGTATTACAGTATCGGGATTCGGTTCATCAGCTAAGATTGCCCAACAAAAAGAAGGGAGAGTAATTAACAATGGACGAGCAAATGAACTGCAAAGTAGAAGTACCGATAGATCTGCAACAAACGGAAAATTTGTGTGAGAGGAATCCATTGGAACCTCCGCTAACAATGATTCTGCAACAGGCAAAGTTTCAGATGATTGATGCAACCAACAGAATTATGCGGAATTACGGTATCCCGGCAGCAATGATGGACGGTATTGTGGCGGGTATTCTCGCAGATATTCGTTCGCAAGTGACAGCGGATCTGCTTGTTGATATTCAAAAACAAAGGGAAGGTGAGAAAGATGGATGATTATATTTACAGTTTGACGCTTGACTTGAACTGTAATAAAAATACGCCGATCATTAATTCGGCACAGTTTGACAAAGGCAGGAAGATTCATCTGACCGTTACCTCAAACGGCAATCCGTTTTCGCTGTCTGATTGTACTGTGGTATTAAAGGGAGTTAATGCCGATAAAACATATTTGCTGCTGGATTGTAATGTTGAAGATAATGGTACGGCAATTGTTTCGACGGAAGATACCACGTTTTCGGTCGCAGGTCTCACTGTGTGTAAATTTGTTATTTCCAACTCCGTAAAGACCTATTCTACACAGAAATTCATAGTACAGGTTGATAGTTCTCTGGATGGAAATATTACTCTCGATGAAAGATATTCGATCCTTGACCGCCTTATTCGCCAGATTCAGCTGATTGACGAACACGGCGGCATTCCGGTGGATGACGCGCTGAGCACCACGAGCACGCATCCCGTTCAGAACAGAATCGTGACGCAGGCGATCAACGCCAAAATGGACGCGAACGACGCAACGGTTTATCACGTTGACACAACGACACAGACGCTCACCTACGACAATACCAACCCCAAGACCATTTATCTGAACGCACGGGTTTCCTATGGAAGCGTTTCCAACCGCGCGGCTGTTGTGATCACGACGAGCAGCAAGGCCTATCAGTTTGCGGTCACGGTAACAGGCGACATCCTCATGCGCAGCGGAGGCGGTACATATCCGACCGACTGGACGGTGCTCTATGGCAGCAGCTACAAGAAAAACGTCATCAACGACGATAACAAAAACAGCTCCGTATTCATCCCGACCATCGGCGCGGTCGTCAGTTACCTCGTCGCGAACTATATCGGCAACGGCAGCGGAACGGTAACGGAGAACAACCTTGCCACGGCGCTGAAGAATTCTTTGTATCGTTTGGATAACACGACCGAGACTGTTGTTTACAGCGCGGATAATCCGAGAACCATCTACACCAACGCAAGGGTGAACGGCAACAAGCCTACCTTAGTTTTTACTCTCGGGGATGATTCTCAGCTTGCGATGTACAAGGACGGTCACCTGTATTGCCGCACCTATGCAAACGGCGCGTATGGCAACTGGATTGACTTGAAAGCTACGTCGATCGGGGAGAGCAACAAAACAAGCGGCGCTTATCCGACCGTTCAGGCGGTTTATAACTTCGTGACCGCGTTTGTTGCATCTGCGATCAGCGGCAAGGCGAATACTGCTGACGTCAACACGGCGCTCACGGAAAAGGAAAACACGTCCGATAAACTCACATCGGGAGAAGCTTTCTCGCAGAACAAAACATCCCCTGAAAAATATCTGAGCGCATTAGCGGCGTATCAATATGGATTGGATCACTATACATCTGTTGAAGATATGCATTATCTGCAAAGCTCATTGGCGAATGTAGAAGCCTACATCGGCTACACCGAATCCGATATTCTCGGTTTGCATGCGGATTTTAAAAGCAAGGCGTTTATCCGTATCGCCGGCGCGGAAGGACTCACAGCAGGCGAGGATTTCGACGGATTCTCCATGTTTGGCGGACGCCGCCGCTGTAACGTCGCAGACGACGGCACCATCAACGCCTTTTACGGCGACGCTGGTTATACCGAGGACGGCTCAAACGGTCAGGTCATGGTTTATCAGCCGAAATTCTACTACAAGGTGGTTCCTCTCAAGCTCGAGAAGCAGGCAAGCGGACTCGGCTATCACATCCGTAAGGCGAATTACTACGTCACCGCAACGCCGCACGCGGGCTTCAAGCTGCATCCGCTGTTCTATGACGCGAACGGCAACGAGGTCGAATACGTCCTGCTTTCGGCGTATGAGGGCAGTCTGTACGACGTTTCCGAGAGCGCCTACATCAACGACAACGCGCCCGGTTCCTATACATACGCGCAGGGCGACCGTCTTTGTTCCGTCGCGGGAAAAAAGCCCATCAGCGGTAAGATGGGAAATATGGCAAATATCGGCACAAAGGCGACCCTTGAGGAAATGGCACAGGCACACGGTACGGGCTGGCACCTCGACACCATCAAGTCGGTATCGGCAAATCAGCTGTTGATGCTGATCGAGCTGGGGCAGTTCAACACGCAGACCGCTATAGGACTCGGCGTTGTCGATAACGTAAGCAACGACACCTACAACTGCGCATCCCTGACGGGTTCAACCGCAGGACTCGGAAACGAAACGGGAATGGCGAGTGCGACCGTCTTTGAAAACGGTGCGGGAACGGAAACCAATACAATTAACGGCAAAGTATCTGTCAGCTACAGAGGCGTCGAAAACCCGTGGGGCAACATCTACAAGCAGATCAACGGCGTCAATCTCTGGGGTGACGGAACGATGAACGGCGGTCAGCCCTATATTGCCGAGAATTTCAGTTTCAACGAAGAATCACACGGCGGCAACTATCAGCCCGCGGGATTCACTTACACGAACACAAACGGCTATGTCTCGGCGTTCGGCTACGGAAGCGAGAAATACGATTGGTTGTTTCTGCCAACCGCAGTAAATGAAAACGGCGCGGACAACACGGTACCCGTCGGTGACAGAGCTTATTGCAGAACAAACGCTACCGGTACTTATACGCTCAGATTCGGCGGTTCATGGGAAACCGGCGATACCTCAGGCGGCTTTTCATGGTACGGCTACGCAACAGCAGGAACAAGCAACAAGGCACGTACTCTCGGCGGACGCCTGCTGTATGTCCCGACGGCAGTCATATAAAGGGAAGGGGCGTAAAACAGAATGAAAGATTATGGAACGGCAAAAAGTTCGATAAAGCCCGAGGAAATCGTCATCGACGAATATTCCGTGTGGGTGAAAACCGATATCACGCAGACGGCAGACGGCTGGGAGTATCATCTGGAAAAGTACACCAAAGAGGAGTACATCAAGATGAGTAACGAGCAGAACCAAAAAACACAGGCGGATCTGGAATATCTCGCAATGATGACGGAGGTTGAGCTGGAATGAGCAAACACTTTGAACTGGTAAAAAAATACTATCAAAAGGGCTTGTGGAGCCTTGAGCGCGTCCGCAATGCCGTCGATAAAAGTTGGATAACCGAGGATGAATTCGAGGTGATTACGGGTGAAAAATACTAAATCCAATGAAAAGAAAAACCGTTTTGCGGAGTTTTCAAAATTCATTTTGATTTTGTTCGCCATCTGCTATTTTGTCGGGGGTGCTTTTGTGCTTTGGGTGGTTTATTTTCAGCTGACTCATACACTTACACCGGAGTATATCTCCGCTGGAGATGTAGTTGCTTATTTTACAGCGCCAATTACTGCAGGACTGGTGATGTATTTTGGAAAGGCAGCAGTGGAGAATTATCAAAAAATCAAAGGTAATGTTAACTCTGAAAACGACTCATTATCGTCTCAAAGTAATCGTATTGTGAAAGGCTAAGGTGAGGATATGAACCCTAAAATCTTGATAATCGCTGTATCAGTGTTTTTGATTATTTCCATTATTGTTGCTCTGAATTTTTCAGCGTTCCACAATTGGCTTGTATTTGCAGTCAGCGAAGCGGAGAAAAAGTTTGGTGGAAAGACCGGAAAGCTTAAGCTTCGCTATGTTTACGACCTTGCGGTAGAGGCATTTCCGGTTTTAGCAAAGACAATTCCATTTTCTTTTTTCTGCTGGATGGTAGATTCAGCGTTAGTGGTTATGCGTGGGATGATAGATGATAACAAAGCTATCTCCGATATCATTAAACCAAGCGACAAGGAGTGAACTGAGTATGAGCATTACATATTACAATTTGGCTCAGGACGGCGAAAAATTTTTATCTCCACACTTTCAGGTCAAAGAATTTGCTGATCCTTCAGACTACGAGCGTGTTCCGTTTCCGGAAACCATACCGATACATGACAAGTTGCCCGAAATCCTTGAAAAAATTTACAATAATTTCGGCTGTACATGTGGCAGCATCAACTCCGGATACCGTTCACCTGAAGCTGACGTTGATGTTGGTGGTACGGGCGGCGGTCCGCACACTGTCGGAATTGCCGTAGACGTGTATTTTTACAAAGGAAACAATCCTGTTCCCAGTCGCCTTGTAGCATGTTTTCTCAAAGATTTGGGTATTATGGGAATCGGACTTAATTGCGGTGGCAATCCGAATGGAACTCACTTTGATTTGCGTCATTTCGGTGTTTGGAATGATGTGAATATTTGGTACGGCGATGAAGCAAAACGTGATAGGAACGGGAATTACGCACTTGTTGAAAAGGGTGATTACTACTCTTATACAGGCACTTCAAGGGCAGAAGTTTATTCTAATGCCGGCTTATCTGCATCAAGCAACACATTCCCCATACCCGAAACAGTAACGAACAGCTATACTACGTCTGAAAAAATGGTTGACATCATCAAAACCTATGAGGGATTCTCTCCAAAAGCTGTTAAGCTGACAGGAGAAGATTACTTCACCATAGGTTACGGTCACTACGGCTCCGATGTTGGCGCAAATCAGACTATCACTGATGCAGAGGCAACAGAATTACTCAGACGCGATATTCTTAAGTTCGAAAACGCTGTAAATACTAACGTCAAAGTAGAAATATCACAGTCGCAGTTTGATGCTCTTGTCAGTTTATCCTACAATATCGGTGTTGGCGCTATAGCAGATTCAGATACTGTGCAGTATCTGAACGAAGGAAAGATCGGTCATGCAGCTGTTGATATTCCTTCATGGCGTCGCGGTATGGGGTATCAGATACTTGCAGGGTTGGAAAGACGTCGTCAAACTGAGTTGGAATTCTTTGCAAAGGGTTGTGATTTTATCCTGACGGAAAACATGAATATTCGCACCGGAGCAGGCACCAATTACCCTGTTAAGACAGTCAGCCAGATTACAGCAAACGGCAGAGAATTCGTAATTGACAAAACAGCTTCAGCATCCGCGGTATTCAAAGAAGGTACGGAAATCACTGCTCTTGAGGTTAAGGCTGTATACTCTCCTGAACGCGTTGACGTCTGGTTCCGTTGCCCTTCAGGCTGGATCTGTGCCCGAACGGGCGATGAGGTTTATGTAAAGTAGCTTTCTACATTTTCATAATAACGCCCTGATAGTTATTATGGAAGGTGAAAGAATTGAAAAGTTTTATAGGTTGGATTGGTGGAAAAAGTCATCTCAAAAATCTGATTATCCCACTTATTCCCAATGATATTGATCGCTACATAGAAGTATGTGGCGGAGCCGGCTGGGTACTGTTCGGTAAAGAGAAGAAAAAAGGTCAAATGGAGGTTTTTAATGACGTTGACGGTGATCTGATAAATCTCTACAGACAAATAAAAAACAATTGTGCAGATTTGCAGAAAGAAATAGATTGGCTCCATTCCCGAGAATTATTCAAACTCTACCGCTATGAAATTGAAAACCAAATTTCATTAACCGATGTACAGCGTGCTGCGCGGTATCTTTATCTGATTAAAAGCAGCTTTGGATCAAACAGAAACTCATTTGCGACTACTGTAAAATGTCTCGGCAGAATTGTCGAGGAGCTTCCTGAGTATCGGGAACGATTGAAGGATGTAATTATTGAGCAAGCGGATTTCCAACAGCTTATTAAAACATATGACCGTCCATCAGCATTGTTTTACATTGATCCGCCATATGTTGGGGCTGAAAAGTATTATAATAAAAAGTATTGTCATTTTACCATGGACGATCACAGACGATTAAACGCTTGTTTAAGAGGTATTAAAGGACGTTTTATTTTGTCTTATAATAACTGTGATTTCGTCACAGAACATTACTGCGACTTTAATGTCAGGTATGTATCCCGGAAAAATCTTCTTCCATCAAAGGAATGCAGTCGGGGAGAATACAAAGAAGTCATTATCACGAATTACTGATATCGTAATACGCTATATTATATCGATTTTATGCTATTATTAGCAAAAACGGATATAATATTTTCTGGGGCGTTATTATGATTAAGATTAATCTGTCAATGTTGTTAGGCAAAAAACGAATGACACAGGCTGAATTATCAAGAAAAACCGGAATTAGAGCAAATACAATTAATGAAATGTATCATGAATTGTGTGAACGTGTTAACCTAAATCATATTGATAAAATATGCGAAGTGTTGAATTGTGATATTTCAGATTTGTTTGAATACGTGCCTAATAAAGAAAAAACGACAGGAAAAAATCTTATTGTTGAAAGTCACGGCAACAGAAAAAAGCATAATAAAACGTAAAAAAGGCTTGCGGAGTTTGTTTCTCTGCAAGCCTTTTGTCTTATATTTTTGGGAAATATTTCTGCAAGGATATTCATTTTGCTTTTTCTCATGTTTTTTATTTTATGCGAGAAGTTTTTTTATTTTGCGCGAAAAGCTACAGTGGACTCTATGAAATTCAAAAAACATTTGCTGAAAATCACGGCAACGGTTCTCAGCGCAGTCATGCTGCTTTCCTCCGTTTGTATTACGGCGTTTGCGGCAGACATAAAAACACCGATCGGGTACATCGAAGCGGTTCCGACTTCGGTAGCGCAGGATGATGTGCTGTCTGACCCGGCGTATCTCCGCTACAAACAATTTATTGAGGAAGATAACGGTGTTGTCAGTGCGATTTACAACGGGCTGATCAATATGGAAAACGGAAATCGATATTAGAAGTTATGAGATTCCGAAGAGTGATATGAAGGTTCTGATGGATATTTTCTTTTACTGTTATCCTGAAATCTGGTATATGGACAAATATACTTACTATTATTCTTCAACATATGCTACAAGGATTGTTCCCAAGTATCTGACGGATAGTGACCTTGAGGAGAAAAAAGAGGAGTTTTTCGAAGCGCCTGCGGAGAAATATCTGCCTTTGATTGACGACAGCATGGACGATTTTACAAAGGCAGTCACGCTCCATGACGCGCTTGTGCTCAATACCTATTATACCAAGGATTTGGAAAATGACCGCGGCAATAACTATACCTATATGGTTCAGAATTACGGTGTTTGCCAGTACTACGCCGAATGCTATGCGTATCTTTTGGCGCAGTGCGGCATAAAGAGCGAGATCGTTTCCTCCAAATCAATGAATCACGCGTGGCTTAAAGTTCAGATCAACGGAAAGTATTATAACGTGGATTCCATATGGGACGATCCGACGCCTGACAGAGTGGGGTTGGTTCATCATGGCTATTTCCTTCTCAGTGACGACGCTTTTCAAACCGCAGACAGCAGTGCGAATCGAGAAGACTCGCATTGGGGGTATCGTTCCATTCACGCGGCAGATGATACGACCTTTGATAGCTTTGATAACCTTCATAAATTTACGACGCAGCTTTGTAAAGTAGACGGCACGTTTTACGCTATTGTTTATGATTCGGAAAGCTGGGAGAGCAGACTGGTTACTTATAATTACGCGGATGACTCCGTTGTAATTAAGAATACCATGAATTTCTATTGGGATGTACTTGATGATCCGGGATATGTATATACCGCAAACTATTCAAGCCTTGCTCTCTATGACGGAAAGCTCTATTATAACGGTCCCGACAAGGTCTACGAATATGACCCTGCTACAGGACAAGAAACGGAATTCGCTGCTTCAACAGTTACCGATAAAAGACTCTATGGTCTGCGAATCATTGACGATAAGCTCTGGGGCGTTTATGCACCCTCTCCCAATGAGGGCTATATCGAACCGACCTTCATGCGCAACATGAAATCCACCTACACCATCACGGTTGACTCCGCAATCAACGGCGGTAAGGTGACAGCGGATGTGCAGGAGGCAAAGGAGGGCGATACCGTCACGCTGAGCGTAATTCCCGATGAAGGCTATTCCATTGGCACCGTGAAGGCGAATAACGATATCCTCACTTCGACCGATAGTACCTATACCTTTACCATGCCCGCAGAGAATGTAACGGTCACGGCTGACTTCTTCTTTACCGACGGCATCGGTGCGAGAGTTGTCGGTCACTCCCTGAGTCTTGCGGGGGACATCGGCGTCAATTTCTATATGGAGCTTGACAGCGCAATCGCCAACAGCGACACGGCATACCTTCACTTTGTGATTCCCACCAATGAGCAGCAGTTCGATACAAAGGATATTTTGGTAAAGAAAGCGGACACCAAGTTTGACGCAGCTGCAAACAAAACCTACTATACCTGAATTATTCACGCCAGCGCCTGGTAATCGCTTCAACACCGGGAAAACACTGATAAAAATGAAAAATGGGCTTTCACCTAAAAGATGAAGCCCGCAAGGTATGGAAAAGGGACTTCAGATTTGGTATAATGTAGTTACGACACAAACAATAAACCAAAGGAGAGAAGTCCCATGGCTATTATAACAGGTACTGCATTGGAAAGCAACAAGAAATTTCGCGTAAATTTCGATGGTGGCAATCTTTCTTCGGATGGCGGTCTGCTTCTGCTCAAGGAGTTTTATCATAAGCTGGGTGTCAATTCGCTGCTCAGAAAACACTTTC